CGAGTGGTACGGCATGGCGAAGGATGCGGTGGGACAGCCGCAATACAACACCGGCTTGAAGCTGACTGCTGAACAAGTTGGGCAGGGATTGCTGAGCCGCAATGCAGGCGATTCGCTGTCCATGGGTGTGCTGGACCCGGCTGCATTCAGCGAAGACGGCGGGCCAAGCATTGCGGAGCGAATCCACAAGGCCACCGACTACAAGATCATTTTTCGCCGCGCTGATAACTCGCGTGTTCCCAAGAAAGGCGCGATGGGCGGCTGGGACCAAATGCGCCATCGGCTGGACGGTGAGGGCGAAGACCGCCCCATGGTCGTGACCTTCGATACGTGTGTTGACAGCATCAGAACTATTCCGATGCAACAGCACGACCAGGCCCGCATTGAAGACATTGATTCGGACGGCGAAGACCACGCGGCTGATGAATGGCGTTATGCGCTGATGTCGCGCCCTTGGGTAAAGCCCAGCAAAACGCCGGATAAGCCCCGCGAACGTTACCGCGATGACGACGACGAAGACGAAGACAACTGGAAGACGAAATGACACCTGAAACCACCAACCGCATGAAGGCCGAGCCGATGAATGCAGTAGGGGAAGTCACGTCTTCTGCGGAGCCGAGTTACGACGACCACCTGGAAATGCTTGTCCGCTACTTCGAGGAAGCGGAAGCAGGCACCCGCCGCGCCCGCGAACTGTCAGAGCGTGACCGGGACTATCACGACAACTTTGACGACAACCAATGGACGGCGGCGGAAAAGGCGGCACTGCGCAAGCGCGGGCAGCCGATCACCACGTCCAACCACATCAAGCGCAAGATTGCCACGCTCAAGGGCGCGGAGATGCGCACGCGCACCGACCCGAAGGCTTTTCCGCGCAACCCGCAGGACGAGGAAAGCGCGGAAGTCGCCACGATGGCGCTGCGGTTCATTGGCGACCAGAACAATTACAACAGCCTGCGCTCCAAGGTCTACGAAAACATGCTGGTCGAGGGGACTGGCGGCATTGATGTGATCGCGGAGCCTGCGCCCAACGGGAAGAAGCGCGTCAAGTTCATCCGCGTGCCGTGGGACAGGCTCGGAGCCGACCCGCACAGCGCTGCGGAAGATTTCAGCGATGCGAAGTACCGCTTCATTGTGATCTGGCGCGACGCCAACAAAGACGACCAGGACGCATGCGGGCAGACCCTGCGCGGAGCCATCTACGGCGATACATACGACGACCGACCGAAGACGCAATGGGTGGACAGCCGCCGCAAGCGTGTGCGTGTGGTGCAGATGCAGTACCTGCACGATGGCAAATGGATGATTGCCACGTTCACCAAAGGCGGATTCCTAGAAGGCCCGATGGTCAGCCCCTACCTTGACCGAGAAGGCAACCCGACCTATTCGCTGATCATGCGGTCAGCTTATGTTGACCGCGAGAACAACCGCTTCGGAGCTTGCCGGGACTGGATTAGCACGCAGGACGTGATCAACAAGCGCGAGTCCAAGGGCATGCACCTGCTGAACAGTCGGCAGACGTTCGGCAACCAGACCGCATTGAAGGACACGGCAGCAGCAAAGCAGCAGCTTGCAAAGCCTGATGGTCACGTTGAATTGAACGGCGGCGCGAAGTTTGGTGAAGACTTCGGCGTCATTCCGACCGCCGACATGGCGCGCGGCAACTTCGAGATGCAGCAGCGAGCCATCCAGGAGATGCAAGCCAGCGGGCCGAATGCTGCGATGGCTGGCAAAGCACCAGGTCAGCAGTCAGGCCGCGCGCTCGAGGCTCAGATGCAGGCCGGGGCGGTGGAAATTGAGCCGCTACAGGACGAGCTTCGCCAGTTCACGCGCGATGTGTTCGAGGCGGCTTGGCTTCGGGCGCGTCAGTTCTGGACGGATGAAACGTGGGTGCGCGTCACTGACGACGAGCGCTCGGTGCAGTTTGTCGGACTGAACAAGCCGGTGACGCTGGAAGAAAAGCTCACGGAGATTGCTGAAAAGCAAGGCCCGGACGCTGCCCGACAGATTGCCATGCAAGAGGGCATTCAGAGCCCGTATGACCCGCGCCTAAAGCAAGTGGTCGAGATTGCCAACCAGATCGGGCAGCTTGACGTGGACATTGAAATCGAGGAAGGCCCGGACATTTCCACGCTGCAAAGCGAACAGTTCGAGGCGCTGGCAGGACTGGCAGAGCGTGGCATTCCCATCCCGCCCGATGCTTTGGTGGCCGCTTCGAGCCTGCGCAACAAAGACGAAATCCTGAAAAAGATGCGCGGCGAGGACGACAAAAACCCGCAACTGATGCAGGCCCAGCAGCAGATCGAACAGATGGGCCAGCAGATGCAGGCGCTGATGCGGGAGCTTCAACAGATCAAGGCTGACCGCAGCATCAAGGCGGCAGAGGCTGAACCCAAGCAGTTCGCAGCCGAAACCGACCGACTGCAAGCCGTGGCTCCCGCGATGGGGCCAGCAGAGATACAGATGCTGGTGGTCAACACCATGCGCGAAATCATGGGGCAACCGCTCCAGTAACCCGTTTCACTTCGCAGACGAGCCGCCCACCGAGGCGGCTTTTTTGCGTCTGGCCGCCGCAGACCTCGGGCGTGTAGCTGTCGCCGGGCTCCATCGGGCGTGAAGGAAAAGGCAGATGTCAGAAGTGTTCAACAAGGCCTTCGAGGAGCAATCCACGGAAGCAAAGGGCGAAGTCCAACAGCAGGAACCCGCAGCTACGCAAGTAGAGGCGCAACCCGCAGAGGGCAACGGTGCGCCGCCAGCATCAGAAGACACGACGAAGCATGTACCCCTTGCCGCGCTGGAAGCAGAGCGCAAGGGCCGACAGGACTGGAAGGAAAAGGCGATTCGCTTCGAGGAAGAACTGAAAGCACTGCGACAGCAGAGCCAACAGCCACGAGGCGAGATTGACCCGGTGCAAGCGCAGGCCGAGCGCTTCGAGAACGTGATTCTGAACGCATCCGAAAGGAACGCGATTGCAGCGCACGGGAAAGAAGTCGTGGACAAGGCTTTCGAGCGTTACCAGGCTGAGGTTTCCCGAAACCCGGCATTGGCAATGCAAGTGCGCAACAGCGCCGACCCGTGGGACGAGCTGGTGAAAGTCGGCAAGCGTCTCATGGCCCTTGACGAAATCGGCGACGACCCGAACGCGTTCAAAAGCAAGTTGCGCGCAGAGGTTGAGGCCGAGCTTCGCGCATCCCTCCAGACCCAAAAGCCCGAACAGCAGCTACCGGCATCACTCGCAGGCGCACGTTCCGCTGGCTCTCGTGGAGCTACGTGGACCGGCCCGACACCCCTTGGTTCAATTTTGTAAAGGAGCCTTTAAATGGCTGACACTACCGCCGCAACCGGCTTGACCCCACAGCAGTGGGGCGACGAATTTTTCGTCGAATACATCCAAAACCACCCGTTCAAAGCCTACATGGGCAAGGACGAAAACAGCATCTTCCAAGTCAAGGAAGACCTGACCGTCAAGAAGGGCAACAAAGTGACCTTCGCGCTGGTCAACCGCTTGGTCGGCGATGGCGTGACCGGCACGGCCACGATGGAGGGCAACGAGGAATCCATGGAGTCCCGTTCCTTCGGCGTGACCGTCGCCAAGCGTCGTAACGCTGTGCGCGTGGCTGAGCAAGAGGAACAGTACAGCGCGATTGGCCTGCGGGAAGCCGCAAAGCCGGTTCTGCGCACCTGGGCCGACGAGAAGGACATTGACCGCATCTATCGCGCTCTGTACAGCATCAACGGCGTGGCTTATGCCTCTGCCAGCGAAGCCCAGAAGGACGCATGGCTTGTGGACAACGCTGACCGCGTGCTGTTCGGTGCCGCGAAGTCGAACAACTCCAGCAACGACCATTCCGCATCGCTGCTGAACATCGACAACACGACCGACAAGCTGACCCCCGGCGCTCTGTCGCTGATGAAGCGCATGGCGTTTACGGCGACCCCGAAGATTCGCCCGCTGCGTCTGGCTGGCATGAACAAGCGCTATCTGGTGGCGTTTGCGCATCCGCTGTGCTTCCGTGACTTGAAGCTGAACACCACGCTGATTGAGGCGCAGCGCACCGTTGTGCTGGAAAACCAGAACAACAAGCTGTTCCAAGGCGGCGATCTGGAGTGGGACGGCATCATCGTTCACGAGTGCGACGGCATGCCGACCCTGACCGGCGTTGGCAACGGCGGCATCGACGTGGGCGCGGTGTTCCTGTGCGGCGCTCAGGCGCTGGGCATGGGTGTTGCCCGCCGCTGGCGCTCCAAGCAGGAGGAATTCGACTACGGCGACAAGCTGGGCGTTGAAATCTCCGCAATCGACGGCCTCGAAAAGATGCTGTTCGGCTCTGGCACGGGCGACACCGACGACCTCAAGCAGCACGGCGTTGTGACGGGCTACTTCGCAGCGGTTGCGGATTCCTGATCCACCAACTGAAACACGGCGGGGCTTCGGCCCCGTCACTCATTCTCAACATTGAAAGGACTGCAAAATGGCAGGCGAAACTACTTCCCGCACCGGCATCAGCGATGTCGTGATGCCCAAGGCCATCGGCCCCATGCTGACCGGCGCTGTGTGGACGACCGAACTGGCGACGACCCAGCTCCAACTGGCAGACGTGCTGAACATGGGGTATCTGCCCAAGGGCGTGACCCTTATCGGCTTCACCGTCTTTGCTGACGACCTCGACGCTGACGCTTCCCCGGCGCTGGTCTGGAAAATCACCGTTGGCAGCACTGACGTGAAGACCGGCCTCACTGTCGGCCAAGCGACTTCTCTGTCCAACAACACTGGCGGATTTATCGCTATCGAGCCGCTGACCACGACCGCGACGACGCTGGTGAGTGTGACCGTGACGACCGCTGCTGCTACGGCTGCGGCTGGCACGTTCTGCCTGGTTCCGGTTTACATCGGCAACTGACATGGCACGGTTCACCTACAACGGTGACCACGAGGAAGTCACCACATGGGGAGTCACCTTCCCGCGTGGTGTTCCCGTGGAAGTCACGAACGAAACGCTGCTGCGCAAGTTGCCGGGTAACAGCGAATTCTCGCTGGTGCCTGAGCCGATGCCCGAGGCGGTAGAGCCCGAAACCGAAGAAACCGTTGAATCCCTGCGCGCCAAGCTGGACGCCTTGGGCATTGAGTACGACGCGCGTTGGGGCCTCAAGCGCCTGGCTGCGCTGATGCCGGAGTAACCGCATGGCGACCTTCAACGACCTTGCTATTCGCACCCTGCAAAAGCTGCAAGTGCTGGGGCAGGATGAAACCGCCAGCGCTGCGGACTTGGCAAAGGCCGTTGAGAAAGTGACGGCGGCGCACGCGCTGCTAAAGGCCAAGCGCGTCCTTCGCTGGACGCAGGCCGATATTCCCGACTACGCCGAGGAAGCCTACGTGTTGATTGCGGCATTCCTTGGCGCGGCCGATTTTCAGGTGGAGCGCGACCCGATGGGGTTGCAGATGGGCCTGAACATGATCTACGAGGGCATCAACTCGCCCGCAGTCGGCACCACGCCAACGGAGTATTTCTGATGGAACTCGTCGTTGCACTGACCGGCTCGCGCGTGCGGGCTCTGCCGATGTACGCAGGCGACGAGATGACGGTGAATCTGACGCTGTACGCCACGGATGGCGCATCCTCGACCACGGCCTACACCAACCCGCTGATTCGCACGGATGACGTGTCCCTGACCTTCGCTGTCGGCACGCAGTTCACCGTGCCCGACGACATTTGCCGCCGCCCGTACCGCCTGACGGCTGACATTGCGGGTGTGACGACCACCATCGTGACCGGCTATATCGAGCCGCAGGGCAACACCGAGCAAGTGTGCATGTGCCCACGGGACTACTGCTGATGAACATGCAACCCGTCCCGCTGTTTGGCCTTGGCAACTTCGGCAAGTCCGTCACCGTCACGGCACAGGAGCGCCTGAACCTGTACGCGGAAATCATCGCGGACGGCGAAAAGGAACGGCTGGCGATGTACCCGACGCCGGGCCTCGATGCGCTGTACAACTTGGGCGGCAACCCTATACGGGGCACGCGCGAGGTGGGCGGCAACCTGTATGCCGTTTGTGGCCCTGCGCTGTACAAGATCGAGCCGGACGGCACGACGACGAACCTGGGGTTGCTGCTGACAAGCTCGGGGCGCGTGTCCATGAGCGACAACGGCCTGCAACTGATGGTTGTGGACAACCCCAACGGCTATATCGTCACGCTGGCGACGGAAGCATTCGCGCAGATCACCGACCCGGATTGGCCCGGCGCGGTCACGGTCACGTTTC